ACCATAAGAAATTATCAACATTAGTTAATCAAAATATATTATTAGAAGCAAAAATGGAATCTATGACAAATGATTACATGGATTTAAAGCAAAAATTTGATGCATTACAGAGTCCTAAAAGAGGAATTAAAAAATGAGTAAACCATCCACTAGACAAGGATTGATAGACTACTGTCTAAGAAGACTAGGATATCCTGTGTTAGAAATTAATGTGGATGATGATCAAATTGATGATCTAATTGATGATGCAATTCAATATTTTCAAGAACGTCATTTTGATGGTGTTGAAAGAATGTTATTGAAATATGAAATTACAAAAGAGGATAGAGAAACATTAAAAACTGGAATTACCACAACAACCGCAAATTCTACAGTCGGTATAACTACAACAACATTTACAGAGAGTCAGAATTTCATACAGTTACCAGATCATGTATTAGGTGTAGAAAGAGTCCTTAAGATGGATGCAAGCACAATATCTAGTGGTTTATTTAATATTAAATATCAAATATTTTTAAATGATCTTTACTATTATGGTGCACTTGATCTTTTAAATTATGCAATGACAAAAACATATTTGGAAGATTTAAGTCGAATCATCACTCCAGACACACAGTTAAGATTTAATAAAAAGAATCATAGACTATACTTAGATATTGATTTTGGAAACTTATCAGATGATACATTTATTATTATTGATGGTTATCGTCTTTTAGATCCAGCAGATGCACCTGCAATTTATAATGATTTTTGGTTGAAGAAATATGCAACAGCAGTTATTAAAAAACAATGGGGAATGAATCTAATTAAGTTCCAAGGTGTAATGTTACCTGGTGGAGTTCAGTTAAATGGAAGGCAAATATATGAAGATGCAATTCGTGAATTAGAAGAATTAGAAGAAAGACTCAGAACAGAATACGAAATACCACCTCTTGATCTCATAGGATAATGTCATGCCACTTTCTCCGTATTTTCTTCAAGGATCATCAAGTGAACAGAGATTAGTTCAAGATCTTATTAATGAGCAATTAAAAATTTATGGACAAGATATAGTTTATCTTCCTCGTAAAATTATAAACAAAAAGACCATCATGAAAGAGGTTGTTGCCTCTACTTTTGATGATGCTTATCGTATGGAGGCATATCTTTTAAACTATCAGGGATTTGAAGGTAATGGAGATATTTTGCAAAAATTTGGAGTACAAACAACAGATGCAGTAACATTTGTGATATCAAAAGAAAGGTATGAGGATTTTATTAGCCCATTTTTAAATTCAGATAGTCAAATAGAACTAGCAACAAGACCTGAAGAAGGAGATTTAATTTACTTCCCACTTGATAATACGATGTTTGAAATTAAATATGTCGAAGGGAAAAAACCATTTTACCAATTAAATAATCTTTATGTTTACACTCTAAGTTGTGAGGTGATGGATTACGCTCTTGATGAAGACATTGATGTTGGAATTGAAGAGGTAGATAGAGCAGCAGTTGAGTTTGGATACACAACAAGAATAAGCATGGTTAGTATTGCTGCATCAACTGCGAGTGCTACTGTTCAGTTATCCAAAGATATAGGAAATACTAATATTGGTAAAGGAGTTGCATTTATTGATTTAATTAATGATGGAACAGGTTATACATTACCACCACTAATTGGTATATCATCAGCACCAAGTCAAGGAACTAATGCAACTGCTGTTGCAATTATGACAAGTAGAAGTGGTCAAACTGGTCAATCAATAGATCGTATTGAAATAACAAATCCTGGTTTTGCATACACAACACCCCCAACAGTTACAATTCGAAGTCAAAATGCATTTGGAACTGGTGCTGCAGCAACTGCAGTCATAGCAGAGGGAACATTATCGACACCAACTATTACCAATCCAGGTGCTAGTTATGCAACCACTCCAAACGTTACTATTAATGCTGTTGGATTAGACACAAATATTGGAATTGGATCAACTGCGAAAGCAGTGGCAATAATTAATACTCTTGGTGAACTTGCTTCTATTAGATACAGTTTTGCTGGTGTTGGGTATACAGCAACACCAACTATAACGATTGATCCACCAGTAAAAGCAGGAATTTCTAGTGGCAATTATCTCTTTAAAGAATTGGTGAGAGGAGTATCAACAGGAACAACAGCTATTGTTGCTGATTGGGATTCTGATGATAGAATACTTAAAGTTACAAATGTTGGTGGAGTTGGATTTGCATTAGGTGAATCAGTTGTTGGAATCGGAACTACTTTACTAGGATCAGATGCAGAATATGTTGTTAGAAGTGTTTCTGATCAAGATGAGTATGATAATTACAACGAAAATATAGTCGTGGAATCAGAAGCAGACTCGATTATTGACTTTTCTGAAGAGAACCCGTTCGGTGATTTCTAAATAGTTTGGATAAGTCCTGTTTAAGATATGTTAGGAACCTATTATTACCATGAAATAATCAGAAGGACTATTATAGCCTTTGGTACTCTTTTTAATGAAATTGACATTAAACATCAAACTGCTGCAGGTGGTGCGTTTTCAACTGTAAGAGTTCCAATTGCATACGGCCCTACTGAAAAATTCTTAGCAAGATTAGAACAGAAACCAGATTTAAGAAAGAGAGTTGCAATAACTTTACCTCGTTTAGCATTCGAAATGGATGGTATATCATATGATCCAGCAAGAAAAGTTTCTACAATGCAAACTTTCAAGGCGTTTACAAAAGACGGATCAAAAAGTGCAAGAAAAGTTTTTATGCCAGTCCCATATAATTTAAGTTTTAAGTTATATGCGATGACTCAATATAATGAAGACTCTCTACAAATTATTGAACAAATACTACCATATTTTCAACCATCATTTAATTTGACTGTAGATTTAGTTAAAGCGATAGGAGAGAAGAGAGATATACCAATGATATTAGATAGTGTTACCTTTGATGATAATTATGATAGTGGTTATGAACAAAAAAGAGTTATAACTCACACGCTAGGATTTACAGCAAAAACTTACTTGTTTGGCCCAGTATCAGATTCTGGTTCAGGTCTTATCAAGAAAGTTCAAGTTGATTACCACGCAAATACAAATACTAAGACTGCACAAAGATTCAAGAGATATGTCGTTACACCTAGAGCACTCAAGGATTACAACGATGATGGAGTCACAAGACTTGCAGAAGATATAACAAAAACACAGAGGAAATTCTTGGTGCAAAATACCGCAAGTTTAGTTGTCGATACTTATATTGCTATCGGTGATGAACTAATGTTTATTAAAGAAATTGAGAATAATCACATAACCGTAAGGCGTGGTGAAGATGGAACAACTATAGATACTCATATAAACGGTGATGTAATTGATGCAGTAAATGCTCAAGATGACGCACTTGTTGAAGTTGGTGATGACTTTGGATTTAGTGAACAGAGGTTTGATTTACCTGACTTTAGAACATATAGTCCTACAAAGGGAGTTGACTTATGAGTAAATTTGATGAAATAGATGAGTTTTTGGATATTGAACCAGTTGATAATCCGAAAGAAAACAAAATTGAAAAAGTAGAAAAAAAGGAAGATTCTACTCTTGATTATGAATATTCAAGAGGTAACTTATATTCTTTGATTGAAAAGGGACAAGAAGCACTTAATGGTATTCTTGAAGTAGCACAGGGAAGTGATCACCCCAGAGCATATGAAGTTGCAGGACAATTAATTAAAAGTGTTGGAGATACAACTGATAAATTAATTGATCTTCAGTCTAAAATGAAAGAATTGAACAAGGAAGAAAATGATTCACCAAAAACAGTTAATAATGCATTATTTGTAGGATCTACTTCTGAACTTTCTAAGTTATTGAAAAATGGGGTTCTAAATAATAAGGTAGAAAAGGAAGAATAATGAAGACATTTAAAGAATTCATACAAGAAAGTAGTTTGACAAGACTGAAGAGCAAGTCAGATAAAGGTGGTATGGCCGTTCTTTCTGGAAGTCGTGGAGATAAATCTGCAAAAGAAAATCGTGCAAGAGCAAAACAATTGGATAAAGATATTCGTGGTAAAG